CGAAGCTTTTCCTGCCAAAATGTCTGAGTAGAGGATTTTATATCTAGGATATAGTTCATTTTGCGTAAACTCTCCCGCAGATGCGTCAGTCCAGACATATATCGACGATATGCCTCCAGGCGTCGCACATTCATATCCATTCGACAATAGTTTATAGGCCCATCCGTCCTCGGAGTCAATCTCAATTTGAAGCGTCAACCTCCAATATTTATTTCCCTTGGGATCGAATTGAACCTGCGCGCCGATCTCATTGAGCATTGCGAAGCCTGCGGGAACATTGCTCTCAGCAACTGTAAATGCCGTTTTATTCAATGTCCCCTCTAGCGCGACCTTCCAAGAACCTTCAAATTTAAGCGTATTATAGGAGACGTGAATAACCGTGTTCCTCTTTATCCGCATAGGAGGCGGATCATAAGGCATCTTTGCAGTGTTGAGTATCGGCGTCGTTGGATTGAATTGCGCGTCGCCGCCTCCATAGGCGGAAGCCATGACTACGCTATATTGCTTTGTGGAGAACGACATCTCCGGCGGAGCGTTGAGAGGATTGGGATTCATCTTCTGATCCCATGGTCCATACTCTGCGGAAAATTTGAAAACCGTTGTTCCGTCCGCCGCAAAGTCTATGCCTTTGAACTCCAGCCTGTCGAAGAACGCGCCGGGGTCGAAGGCGTAGGGAGTCCCCAATGTCGGAGCGTTGAGGGCCGCCGTTGCTCCAAGGAAATTTACATCTTTGGGAGTGTCCGACATGACCTGATAGGGGATAGAGTAGCGTCGAATGTAGCCGTCCTGCTGGAAGGAGAATCCAGTCTCCATCATCGTCGCCACATAGCTCATTGTGCTACCGCCAGAGCAGACATCCGCTGCATGAATTGAACTTGCTTGTCTGAGTTGTCAGAGATTTTCTTTGTATGCTGCTCCGTCTTTTTAGCCACTTCGTTCTCGCCGCCGCGACCGCCAAGAGCAAGACTGTAAGCTTGCGCTGTACCTTTTTGCAATGCTGCTGAAAAACTATGCTCCACCGCCATTTTCCCAGCGGTTCCTATTGTTTCCAGCGGATTCTTTTTGAATGCCGCTCCATACTGTTTCTCTATCTCTTCCTGCTTTCGTTTCAATTCCCGCTCGCCAAGTCCAGACAGAGCCTTCTCATGCTCGGCGTCGATCCTTTCCACCATGTTCCCAAACGTCTCTGCCGTGGCGTCATGGAATTCGATTGGAGCAAGCTTCAAATCCTTCGATATCGCCGCGATAGACTCCCTCGCCTTGTCGGTTACTATTTCAATCTGATCCATCACGGCGGCATATGGGTTCACTGCTTTTAATATGGCATCTACGCTGCCAGTCTTCACCGCCTCCATGATATTGGCTATTTCGTGTTTTACCGAGCCAAAGAATATGGATGTAGCCTCATCTATAAATTCGGCTATCTTGATGAAAGTTTCAATTGAAATATCGCCCATCCCCTTCCATACCGACGTCCAATTAGCACCTATCCAGCTTGATATGTCGAAGAATCTTCTTGACATGTTGTCTATTGAGACGAATATCCTCTCAAACCCAACTTGGCCTGTTTCAAAGAAGAGCTTGAAACCATACTCCATCCCAATAAAAGCCTCTTTTATAACATAGGCAGATTCAAATGCGCTTGACTTCACGTAGTCGGAGAATGACCGTATGTTGTCTGTAAGCTCCTTGACCCCTTCATTACCCCCCATAAGTTCATTGAAGAATGAACCGAAAGCCTTCCAAACGTCATCAAGGCTCTGCTTCAATTTTTCATAGCTTCCAGCCAGCGTGTCGGCCTCCCCCTTGGTCAACTCAAAACCCTGCTCCCCCCTGCGGAGAAGCTCGTTGAACTTCTCCTGCGGAGTCAAGGTCTCCTTTAAAACTATTCCAAACCGCGCAAGGTTTTGAGTATGCCCCTCCGCCGCCTTCGCGACAAGTTTCATTGAAGCTTCAAGGTCTAGATGGTATGCGCTTGCAAGCCCCATGGCGGCGCGTGTCACCCTATCTAAATTCTGCGGCACGATGCCCATGTTTCGGCCCAAGGCCATAGTTTCAAGAACTTGAGCCTTGGTATAGAGCGTCACTTTTGCGGTCTGCTCGGCGAAAGCTATAAGCTTTTGGGAGTTGCCAAGAACGTAGTCCCCGTTCGCGCGGAGCGTCTCATTGAAATGCGCTATGGCTTTTTCGGATTCGGCGAAAGACTTGAGGGAATGAATCGCAAACGCGGTCAAGGCCGTAGCCCCCACGGCAAGTTTGAGCGGCGTTACTGTAGCAAAGCTAGATAGCTTCGCAAGAGCGCCGTCAATGCCCTTGTGGAAGTCGAGCATATTCGCCGTCAAGTAGACGGCGAGAGTCCCCAAGCTACCTCCCGCCATAGCTATATGCCTCCCTGCCCGGACTTGATTCCAAACCATCCGCATATGCCAGCGGCAAGCTCTTTAGGCGGCACCTTCTTGACGGTTTCACCATGCCTGAATTTGACAAGGAAATCCTCAATGGAATGCCTGCCTCCAAAAATAGAGGCGATCGCATGGGGTATTTGCGCAAGGTAGTAGTCAATTTTTTCATGCCTCTTATCCTTAATCGCTCCGTATGCGAGCCATTCGGAAAACTCCGCATGACTCATTTCCTCTTCAAGGCTTTCAACTCCGACTCCAAGCCTGTCCGCCAAGGCGAACTCGGCAAGCCTTATGGGGTCGGAGGCAAGTTTTTTTCAGCCTGCCCCTGATCTACCGCGCCATTATGCGCATAGAAAAGCTCAAGCAGATTCTTTATCTCAGACGCAGGAAGTCTAGATTGAAGGTCTTCCGTTGTGAATATAGGAGCCTTCGTGGAAGGGTCGAGGAATTGCGCCGCCAACATCTCCAAAACCCTATTTTCATCGACCTTCCCATTGGTGTCCGATATTGCATTCTTGATCGACTTGAACTCTTTTATGGAAAGAACCCTCACAAGGACTTTCTCCCCAAAAAGAGCGACCTCCTTGACGCGGAGATTTTCCATCGTGGCCTTGAGCCTGTCCTTCAATCCCATTTTGCGCCTCCTTTAGCCGTTGAGATATCCTACGAGAATTTTCAGCGTCCCCGCGACTGCGGCCTTGGCGTAGGCGTTAGCCTTGATAGGTGCTGCTGCGGCAAGCGGATTCGTCACGCCATTGCCGGAGTCCCATTGGTAGGTACTGTTGGCGACTGTATCGACTTCAAGTTTGACGGTCGACACATCCTCAAGTGCTACTATAAACGGCTGATCGCCGCCTATAGAAATAGCCTGAAGCTCCGCGCCATTGAAGGCGAGGTCGATCTCAGTCTTGGACGAAACCACCACCGCGCCGGCGGTTGGCAGGGAATCCCCCGCGCCTGTCCCTACAGTTATAGTAGTGGAGTCATACGCGGTGATCGAGCAATCATACCTCCGCCCTACGGCCCAAGTCACTGATACCACATTAGCAGTCGTAAGGCCATGGCCTGTGCCAAGCGTCATCACGCCTGCGGCTCCGGCTGTCCCCGTCTTGCCTGCGGCTATCGCCTCCGCCGCGACAATAACATTGTCAACCGAGACATTGCGGCTAGACTGTAGAACCTGACCTCCGCCCGTAATAGAAGCAACTACCGATATCGTCTGTGCAGACATGCTCTTTCCTCCTTACGCCGTATAGACAGGGGCCGTCTCTACGCCGCTGCCATTAAGGTTGGAAATCATGATAGTCACGGTAGCAAGCGTCTTATTCTGAGCTTCAAGCTCATTTGGCTTATATTCCATCTTCCCGCCATAAAAAGCGAGCGAGCCTGATCCGGACGGGAACGATATTGTTATAAGCTCGTTCGCAGCCCATGTCGCATACTGCTTCGCAGGATCATGCTGAATAGTGACGCTTAAGTTCTCCAGTTCACGAAGAATGGAAAGCTTCTTTGTCCTTACCGACGCATTCGCAAGCGTGGTCACGTCGATTTCTTTCTTCTTGTCTGCCGGGCCTGCCTCAAACTTCTCCACCTTGAAGCTCACCCCCGTCGTAGCAAAAGCGATGCTAGAGCCACTGCCGTCGTAAATTTCGCCCATTTCAATTCTCCTTAGCTTGGGTTGTAGTTTCGCCTTATCGTGTAATCAACTGAAACTCTATGAAAAACATCCTCAGATGCGTCATTGACAGGCTCATGCGTTGCGTTGCGGCCCTGCCGCAGGATAGACCAGACATAGTAGCCTCCGACACTTAAATGGTTTTTGAAGTGAAGGGCGTTTCTTATCGCGATGTCGATTTGAACTGCCTGGTCAAAATTCAGAGTGAAGATGTCGAATTGGAAACGCTCATCGACTATCTGGTCTGGCGCATAGACATTGTTCAATTCGGAACTGCTGATTTGATGGATTGTCGAGTAGGGAATGGCTCCGGCCTCCGGCGATGGAGTCTCATAGACGGATGTCCCTAGCAGGGCCGCAACTGCGGAGTCCGCCAGAAGATATAGTCTCAAGGCCGATTGGAAATTTGATGCGCTCATTTCAACGCCTTGACCCCCATTTTCAATACGACTTCATCAAGCTTGACCCTTGCGGTGGACTCCACCGCCGCCAGAGCCTCCGACTTCTTTTCATCGAGGGCCGGGCGCATGAAGGGATGTGGAGGCGCGGGATGTGGGCCGCCATGCCCGAACTCCACTAGATGCGCGACATTTCCTGGAACATGCCTTTTACCATTTATTTCGCCTTCAACACTTTTATCCACATAGACCTTGCCGACGATGTTCTCCCCTTTGCCTGATGTCTTAGCTTTGATCGCCTTCTTCATAAGGCCGCTTGCCTCTTCGCTCAATACTTCGCCAGGCGACGCCTTTGACCTAGCCTCATCGCGGATAGGCCTCAAGCCTGCGCCTATAGCCGGACGCATGATCTTCTTTGCTGCGGCGTCCTTTAAAAGCATGAGATTTGCCCTCACCTGGACATCTCCTATTAAGCTAAAACTTTGGGAGGTCTTCACGCCGCAACCTCCTTGCACCATAGAACGCGCATCTTCTTATGGAATCGGTCTTCCTCCGAATAGAGGATGTTCAAAATCCGGGTCGCGCCGTCGATAGTCCATGATACGCGCATATCAGGAGTGAGAGTTTGTATCCATCGCGTTATTACCTTATGGGTTGCGATGCCCGTAAACTTTTCATGCGCGAAAAATTCCTCGCCTCTTGGAGTGCGGATGTCCGCCCATGCCGTGGCAAAGGCGTTCCAAGTGAAAGTGACCTCGCCGGAGTCGAACACATTGCTCGACTTCCGCTGAATCACAATCCTCTGCCTGAGCTTCCCGACTTGCATCATTCGCACCCTATGAGCTTATAGGAGTTTAGAAGCCATTTCGCGGCTCGGCTCTCTTCAAGTCTAGACTCGACATTGAATTCAGGATGCTCGTAAATGTCGCAGGCCAGGGAATATATGGCTTCAACGAGAGGCTGCGGGACGGACGCCGCCGTGTTCCCATAGCCAGCTAGATATGTTATCGTAACACATTGAGGCTGGACTGTGACGGCAGGCCAGTCCGCGCCGGAGGCTGGGACTATGCGGCCCATTATATATGAGGTGTCAACCTGGTAAAGTGAAGAATCAAGCGTCTGTGTCGCGCCATCGATGTCGACATATGTTATAGACTCCACCCTTTGAATCGGAGGCTTGCGAAGCTCCATGAATGGGAGATAGTAGCTCAAGAGGTCGATCCCGTCCCAATAGGCGCGAAACTGTTCATAGAACATCTGGTATTCCGTCGTTATCAAAGTCCGGCGAGTCGCGCTTTCAACGGCTATTCTAGCCGCCAGCAGGAAGGCTAAAAGCATTGCGTCCTGCGTCGTGTCGTCGAGCCTGAGACGCATTCTGAAATCAGCGACATTTACAGGCTCAATCGCCGGAGGGGTCTTTATTATCGGCCCGGTGTAGGGAAGCAGTGGAGTTATCATTTGTCTCCCCACAAGTTTTGAGTCAAGTTGTTCAATCTCTCAATGACCTGGTTCTTAGCCTCATCATCGGCCTTGTCATCTCTGCTCTTATCCCACCAGGGGCGAAAAGCCCGGAATTCCTCAACGGTGGGCAGATTGCCATCTTCGCTGCGGTATGCCAGGTCATCAACTACCATATGGGCATGGGGTTTTACAGCGGTTATTATAAGCTCGTCAACGCGGTCGAATCCATTATCTTCAAACCACTGGATTATCTCTTCGACATTCTCAGGCTTTGCCGCCTTAGAGGTGTGTATAACGACCAGGATTCCGGCGTCAAGATATGACTCCAGCTTGGCGAAGGTGTCATCAGCAAGAGGCTTTCCCGCGATGTCGCCATGCGCGCAGATAGTTCCGCCAAAATCAATGTCTATCGTATTTTCACCCTTCATGCCGTAACCTTCACTTTTAGCTGCTCAGAGTTTTTCTTTGACTCCAGCCAATAGGGATCCATGCTCTTGGCGTCGCTGAACCGGCTCAACGCCCATTCGCCTTCCCGCCCTTCTGGCAGAATTACCTCAACGCCCTTCGACCTCGCAAATACGATAGCATGCATCATAGCTTGAATATGAGCGACGTATTCATTCTCATGAAATCTAGCGCCGATTACATTGATCCTCTTGAATCCCTCCCTGGCGGCCTGGCAAATCATTATCGCCGCCTGGCAGCCAAGGGCATAGTCGATGCAGTCCCTAAGAAGCCCCTCCATGTCGAGAAGTTCCTGGCATCTGATATCGATGCCTTCAATTAGTTCCGTGACTATGA